GACCACGGATACTGGAAAGCCGCGTTTTGTTAAACCCAGAACTATTAAAACAATACTACCAGAACAAATGAAATACTATGCTTCTCCTGAAGAATCTTTGTCTATGTATTTAAGAGGGGCTGTAAATGATATAGAAAAAAGAAAATTTTTAGGGCGTTATGGTACTGAGGATGGTACTGGTTTAGTTGATGTAGAAAAATCTATAGGTAGTTTTGTTGAAGAAGGATTAAACAATATATCCGCTCAACAACAAACCGAATTAAAAAGTCTTTTACAAGCTAGGTTTATTGGTGGTTCTGAAAGCCCAAATAAAATTAACACCTTTTTAAGAAATACTGGGTATATGGGAACCATCGCTAATCCAATTTCTGCCCTTACTCAATTAGGAGATGTTGCAGTTTCCAGTGGTTTACAGGGGTTTAGAAATACGATATCTTCTATGTTTAATACTAAAGAAATTAAGTTAATTGATCTTGGTTTAGAAAACATTATTACTAAAGAATTGGGTGGCGATATATCTAAATCAGGGGCAGCTTTAAGTAAAATGCTAAAAGGTGTTGGTTTTAGTGCTGTAGATAAACTAGGAAAAGAAACTTTACTTAACGCCTCTGTAAAAAATGCAAGAAATTTAGTTAAAACTCCTAAAGGTGAAAAGATATTTAGAGGTAAACACGGAGATATTTATGGTAATGAATTAGATGCTCTAGTTTTTGATTTAAAAACAGGCAATGTTTCTGACAATGTAAAGTTATTTGCATTTAATCAACTTGCAGATGTTCAACCTATTGCTCTAAGCGAAATGCCACAAACATATCTTGAGAATCCTAATGGACGTATTCTTTATATGTTAAAATCTTTTACTTTAAAACAATATGATATTGTCCGTAGAAATGTAGTCCAAGAGTGGAGTAAAGGAAATAAAAAAGAAGCTGTTAAAAACGCAGGATTATTGGCAGGATATCTAACTGTCGCAAATACAGGCGTTGGTGCTACTAAAGACATCCTTTTAGGTAGAGAAGTCAGACCAGAAGATTTACCCGATAGATCCTTATGGGCTTTGTTGGGAGTTTTTGGAATGAATAAATATGTAAGTGAAAGATATTTAAGTAGGGGGGATATTTCAGGTGCGGTAGCAAATACTCTGATTCCCGCTACTCCTATCATTAAAGCTGTAATAAAAGGAACTTCAGAAGTTTTTGAAGAAGATCCTGATTTTGCACCTGTATTAAAAGGCGTACCTGTAGTTGGCCCTTTATTTTATAATTGGTTTGGTGGGGGTGCTGAAAAGTTTAACGAAAGATTAGATTAAAAAAAGGGGGCAAAAAGCCCCCTAAGTTTTACCTTAAACTATCTCACAAGCACCACCAACACACGCTAACTCTTGAGAACCAATAGTATTGTCTTCTGTCTCAAGTGCTTCTAGGTCAGCCCAGTCTACATCTTTAGGCATACTCTCTAGCATTTCTTTGTACTTCTCATGGTCTATTTCTTCATAGGGAGCCTGTTGGTAGACATGATCGCTGTAGGGCAACAAAGAAATACCTGAACATATTTCAAAGTTTTCCCAGATCCACTGGGCTACCTGTAGAAACTCATTGTCATTGTAGTAAACTGTAATGCTTGGTTTATGCTCACACCAGTGGTTTTGATAAGCCTTCCAAAGTTCTAACTGTTGCATAGCCCCTACATCCTCAACGGTAACAGAGCCATGTGGTGCTTTTACAGGGAAAGAAAAGACCAATGAAGATGGGGACATTACATCTTGCTCAACAGGAAAACCGCTGTTAGACATGAACAGAGCAAGAGGATCTTTTGCATCCGATCTAACTCTACGAATATAATAACCAGAAAAACGGGGATGGATACCAGAAGCAGAATTAACAAGCTGAGACACAGTGCCACTTGGCTTAACACATGTGATAGCCGCGCTTTGATTAATTCCCAGTTTCCTAGCCCATTCTTTATTTGTTGCAATAGATACATCTCTCATCTCCTCAAGCCAAGAAGGTAGCTCTGAAGGCTCCCCTCCTGCTAATATATGGTGATCCATTATACCAGTTAAGCTCACACCTAACAATGCTTCTTCTTCTGTGTTTCTTTTCCAACTATTCCTTAGATACCTAAAGTCAGTTAGAGTAGCCTGTAGTGTTCCAATGATTGAGGCTATTTTTACTTTCCACTTTAAGTCCTCTAAGGTGTCTTGGGATCTAACTACTACTTCACTTAGATTGCAGAACTGATTACTTCTTAGGATAATCTCACTACAAGGATTAGTTCCAAAGTCTTTATCTGCTTCTCTCCTTTCATTCCTAGAGGCTATCTTCTGTGCAGCTACTCTACTAAAGATTCCCCTTTCACCTGCTTTACTCTCATAAATGTTTTGCATTTCAGACAAAAAGGATTCAAAGTCAGGCTTTTCAGTATAAGCTACAGAGTTATTTGCTAATGCTCTTTGTGCTTCATTCCTCCACCAATCTCCTGACTTAGCTTTAGCCATTCGTGGATCAGACAGATTAGACAAAGAGATTAAAGCACTACGTCTTACGCCACCCACTACCACTATCTCAGCGATCTTACAGACAACATCATGGCACTCTATTGATGTTAGTTTTCTACCCGCTGCTTTCTTAAACAACTCAACACAGAAAGTAAATAAATCTATTAGCGGGTCAGGCCCACTAGCTCTACCACCAAATACTTTTAGTCTAGCTCCTGACGGCCTTACTTTAGACATATCCCATTTGGGTATCTTACCTGCATAAAGTAAACTAATTAGCTCCCTAAAGGCAGAAGCCCAACCAATCTTACTGTCTGCTACAACTATAGTGGTATCAGTATTGTGGAAAGTCTCAGCAATATCAGGAAGTTTATTAATGAACTTTCTTTCTACACTAAAGCCTACGCCAGTACCGCACATAAGAACATACATTAGTTCATCAAAACTTCTAGGATGGTCTATGTGTAGATAGCTACAGTTAAAACCTGCTACATTGTCTAAGTCTAACGCCTTACCTGCGGTCATTAGACATCTCATACTGGGCATAACTTCTAGGTTAAATATAGCATTAAATAACTCTAAGGCTACTTTATCATCTATCTGTCCACGGTTTTTCCAAAAGTCTACATAACGATTAACTGTTTCATGCCACGCCTCTCTACGTCCTACTTCTGGTAGCCACCTAGCATAACGACTCTTATGTATAAACTCCTGATACTGATCCATTTCCATTACTGTACTTCCTCAATAAGTTTGTTTAAGTAAACCGATGCTTTCTGTAAATCCTCTAAGGGTTTCATCTTATAGTTATATCTCCAAACATACTTCATAAGATTACCTTTACAGTATCCTTGAAACTCTAATGTAGTCATACTGGCCTTTATTGCTTCTATGCACTCAACACCACCCATGTTATAGTGCTTGGGGCTGTTTACTGAATCACTCTTTTCTTCTAAATTAGAGACATGCTTGTGTTTAATATTTGCTTTTGTCATCTCATCTCTGGCTTTATTTCTTGTTACTCTATCCCATTCTTCGGGAGTAACATTATTCAAACTCGTCATTTCTATAGTCCTCCATAAATTTATCTACACACATCATTAGCCTATCTTCAAAAGCAATAAGTATATCCTCTACAGAAATATCAAGAGCTTCACAAACCAAAGTAACATCGTATTCCTCTGTTATGGCTTCCTTTAATTCCTCAAAAGTTAGAGACATAATTTCTTATCCTTGATGTACTTGTGTAATTCTGAAATTGTATTTGCAGTATAGCATAAAAAGCCTTCCTTTGCACACCATTCTTCCATAGTTGTCTTACTATTTTTCCTAATTTTTTTCTTCTTACTGGACAAAATAAACACAAGCTCCCACCCTTCGTCCTTTAGGGAGTCTCTTATTGCCTTGTATTTCTGTATGTCTCCTGCCCTAAAGAATCCCTTACACTCTATTAATATCTTTTTCTTTTCATGTACAAAGTCTGGAACGTAGTGCCTATAGGTAACATAGGGTAATCTATACGGTTCGTAAAGATAGTCCGGCTTCTTTAACTGTAAAGCAGCTTGTTTTTCTAACCCTGATCTATACTGTTGGCTCAAGGGATATCTCCATAACTTTAGGTTCAAACTCAACATGACTAAAGAATCTAGGCCCACCCGAATATGCAAATGCTCTTAGGTCAGGATAGCAGTGTGCTTTAAACTGACAATAAGAACACCCTGCTTGTAGTTTTAAGTTTCCTGACTTACCATCCGGTACAGGATCAAAACATACCTTTTCGGGTTCTACTGGGTTTTCTACTATTCTTTTTACATGCTTAACTCTATCCCTTATGTCTCCCTTTATGTAGTCATAAATGGGTGCTTGAGTATCCTTTAGGTCATACTTTAGGTAAGTTAAGGTTCCATTTACTTTATCCATAGCTAACCACCCAAACTCTGTTTCTCCTTCTGAATGGGCATAGGCTTTTATCTGATCCAAATAACCAAAGGGATCATCCATAGCCAAGGTTCCGTCCTTAAACTTCTTAAAGCCAAAGGAACTAGCGGATTTTACATCAGTAACAATACCGTCTATCTTACAGTCCATACTTCCTTGTACACCTTCTACTTCACATCTCTTTTGTTCGTCAGTAACACTGTGTCCTGCCATACGGGTAAAGAATAACAACATCTCCTCAACCAAATGGCCGTACATAAACTTAACGTAGGTGTTGGGCCTAATAACTTCTTTCTGTGTACCATTAAAGTGATTCCAGAGGAACTTATCAGTTTTACCTATATTTGATAATCTAAGTTTCCTATTATCCTGTCTCTTTTCTCTGCCAAACTCCTTTCGCATTAGAGCCTTGACGGACTCCCCAAATTTCTCTATCTCAGCTTCAACATCTACAGAACTGTCAGCATCCTTAGTCTCCATAAGTTTATAAATATCTTCAACTACCGTATATATTTTTTTCATTCTTTATGCCTCACAAAAGAACACGTATTTGTTTCCAAGTCTACTTGAAACATACAGACACCCAGTTCTTTCTGTCTTTCTGTTCTACCATAGCCCGAACGCTTATTTTCAAACCGTGTCTTTACGTCTACAAGGATAAGCTCACCATCCTTTAATACAATTAAATCAATAGGGCCAGTTGAACTTGAGTTTCTAAAAACTTCCCACCCTCTATCCCAAAACCAAGTAGTAGCCATAAGCTCAGAAATCTCACCCTTTCTCGTCCTTAATGGGTGGTGCTTAGTGAGTTTCTGCCCAGTTAGCTCCAACTTTGTATTCTCCTGCAAGTGGACATCTGAGCTTGTAGTATTCTCCTGCTGCTTTAATACATTCAGTCGCCAAGTAGCCAAATTTCTGTGCCATCTCCTGTTTAACTTCTGATTGGATTTCATCATGTATGTTCCCTACAATTTTATATTCAATTTTCCATAGTTTTGCGTACTCATCCAAAAGACATAAGGATTTCTTCATTACTATGGCCCCTGCTGATTGTAACAATGTATTTAATGCACTGTGTTCTGATCGTATAATGACCCTTCTCCCATCCAATCCCTGAATATAACCTCCACTAGCCTTTCCTGTAACTCGTTCTCGTAGCTCATTAAGTGATGGCGTATTTTCGAGGAATCTTTCTTTAAGTCGTTTACCATCTCTACTGTTTCCTCCAAAGAGGCTTCCAATTTTAGCATTTCCGGCCCCATATAAGAAAGCATAAATAAAAGTTTTAGCTTGAGCTCTTGTTCTAAGTCCTGCAAGATTTTGGTTTGTAGTATGTATGTCTCCGTTGAGTATTTCATTTGTGTATGCCTCATTTTTCATGTAGTGTGCTAACATTCTAAGCTCTAAACCTGAAGCATCTACACCCACAAGAGAGTAACCTTTAGGTACAGACCAACACGCCCTACACTGTTCTCCATAAGGCGAATATACGGCAGGAACTTGGGCAGTGTTGGGGGATGAATGTGTCATTCTACCAGTAACAGCACCGTTAGAGTTAACATACCCTCTAATCCTACTGTCTTCACTGTCCACAGAATCCAACCAAGAGCTAACCTGTGCTACACGTTTCTGTAACATCAAGTATTCAGCTATCATGCTGACTTCTGGGATACCCTTAACTTCCTGCAATACTTTTTCATCTACTATGGGGTGTCCTTTTTCGGTAAACATCTCTGGTTGCCAACCGAAATACTGTAGGTGTCTTCCTATCTGTTGTCTTGATCCTAGATTAAAAGGTTCCCAATCAATCCTAGAAAACCAACCTTCTGCGGTTTCCCATGAATCACCTAAGAACTTTAGGCCCACTATGGACTTAGTGCCATCCTTCTTAATCTTCGGTGTTACTTGTTTAACAAAAGTAGGTAAGGGTTTAAAACTTTTCTGTACCTTTTCCTCTAAATCATTTTTCTTCTCCTTTAATTCAGCCAATAAGATAAAGGCTTTCTCTTGGTCAAACAACCAACCATTACTAATCTGTTTAGCTATTATCTTTTGTGTCTGATGCTCTAAAGAAATAGACTCATCAGAAAAAAACCGTAGCTCTTTAACAAGTTCATTATGTGCTGCCTTAGTAACCCTAACGTCCTGTATGCAATATTCTTCCATCTCTGGTGTAAGCATAGACCAATCAGAATGCTCTCCTTTAGGGCAGCCAAGGATATCTCCCCAGTTCCTTAAAGAGTGTCCACCTTCCCTGTTGGGACAAGCAAGTCTGGATAAGACCAACGTATCACTATGCTTAAACCCAGAGAAATCTATCTTCCACAATCTCTCCAAGACAGGAACATCAAAAGCAATAGAATTATGGCCTACAATGTGCTTATCCTTTAGGTTGGACAGTAACACCCTAAAGTCCTCTGGTTCTTTGATAATAACTGCTTCCTGATTATCAACAATACAACCAACACAGAATATCTCAGTGGGTTTTAGACCGTCAGTTTCAATGTCAAACCAAAGCATTAGACTTTCCTTTTTTAGAAGTCATCAGAAACCTCCAAAGGACAGCTAGTCTCCTCCATTCGTCCTGTGTCCTTGTTGTAGTAAAGATAACAGGCAGGGCCAGTAAGACCACTAAAGCGATTCTTTAGCACCCTAACGGTAGTTGTGTTCCTAATATAAGGATCTGCGTTCTGTTGATCTCTTTCTAAACCAATGACCATATCCGATAGCTGTGCAATGGCCGCTGAACCCCTAAGTTCCGCTAAAGATATCTGCCCACCATCCTCATGTGCCTTACCTTGGGGTCTTCTCAGGTGAGACACTAAGAACAAGCCTACACCTGTCTCCTGCACAAGTTTTCTCAGGTTAGTCATAATGGAGTCAATGGCCTTCCTTTCATCATTAACTTCTTGGTCACTCACGACTATGCTTAGATGATCCAGAATGATCCACTTACAGTCTAAACCTCTAGCCATGTATCTAACCCTAGCTAGTAGGTTATCCTCTGAAGTAGATCCCCAATGGTCAAACAAGTACACCCTTCCAGTTCCTAATGTTTTCTCCCAATATGTCCTCTTATCTTCTCTGGTTATATTGTCATTAAGATGTAAAGGTTGATTAGCTTCTATGGACATTAAACCTAAAGCAGTTCTAGGGATATCTTCCTCTAATGCCAATATACCTATATTGTCCTCAGTTGCATCTAAGATGTAATGCTGTAGCTCTCTGACCATTTGAGACTTGCCCATACCGGAACCACTGGTGATTGTGACTAGCTCTCTCTCCCTAAACCCAAAGGTAAGATCATTCAAACATTGCCAAGGATAAGGATAAACCAAGACATCCTCCCTATCCATGAGTAAATCCCAAGTGTCCACACCAGAGATAATCCCGTCAGGCTGATATGTCTTTGCATTCCACCATTCCTTAACAAAGGCAGACACCTTATTCGCCACTAGCATATCGCTAGCGTCCTTCATGGGTAAGGTTACATTCTTAGCCTTGTTGGGTGAAAAGAGATCCAAGACACTCCTAGCTGCATCCTGTCCTGCCTTGTCATTATCAAAGCATATGACCACACTCTCAAAAGTTTCAAGAT